AATATCGCCAGCCATAGCATGGCTGACGATACAAAAATTTATTATTTTTTATTGTCCTCTTGACGGGGAGCATACCATCGAGCAATCGGTAGTGGGTGTTTTGGTATTGTATGTAAAGTGTAATGCTCTTATTTTATTTCACAACGCCGGATAAGAGCCAGTAGGTTGTGATAAGTCCTACTTTCCCGTCCGGTGTGAGATCCCTGTTGTTCTGGAACTTCTTCACACATGTGGTCAGATAGTCTGTCCACCCCTCATTATAAGACAACTTCGTAAAGCCATATACGTCTCTGAGGGTACGTCTAAGCCATCTGATAGCCGTGATACAGTTGTGTGTCTGGCCTGCCCATAAGATATGCGTTTTAGCAAAATTCTGTGAGCCGACACCGAATTTGTTATCCTCAGATAATTCTTTGGTATCAAATCCTATGTTCATGGCTTTCTGCCATGCCCCTACACGGGTGTTTTCCAAGTAATATCTCTTGTCACCTTTCCAAGATTCATCTACCGGTTTAGGTGCCGGTGCTACAGTCGGTTTCTGTACCGGAGTTACCGTACAGCCCAAATCCTTATAGAGATAGTTCACGTCTACATTTCCAGGGATTCCAGGAATAGAGCCTTTCGATGTGTACTGCCACATATCAATTCCGTCTACTCCGGCAGATTTAGAGCCGTAAGATGCAATCCACAGAGAATACCCCCATGTCTGACCGATATAGTTCTTATACCATGATGTAGATGCATAGATTCCGGCTTTATAGCCATGCGCCACCATTTCGTCACAAAACGCTTTTGCATTGGCTTTTGCAACACCCTGTGTTCCCGGCTGTTCGCTGTCGAAATATACAGGCCATGCCGGAGAATGTCCTTTTAGAAGTCTTAATGTATGGTTGATTTCTCCCCGTACTGCACCTGTAGTCTTTGCGTAAGAATACAGATATACACCGTAGGGGATGCCAAGACGTTCACATTCAGATACATTTCTCAGCCATTTTTTATCATCCTGTCCGATCTGATCTTGTCCATATCCACATCTGATGATAGCACCTACAATGCCGGATGCTTTTACTTTCGCCCAGTCGATGTTCCCGTTATGTTCAGAAACATCGACTACCCTACTCAATATATCCCTCCTGTTTTAAATGTTCTTTTGTTTCTGCAATCTCAGCTGCATGCTCTTTCGCAAACTTTTCTGCATCTGCTTTTTCCATGCCGTAGTGTTCTGCCAATTCGTCTACCGTGTAACCGTAGGCACAGCTTTTGACTACTTCGCAAATGGTTTCTTCACTCATTGTTGCCATATTTATTCTCCTTTTCTTAGTGATACAATAATCATGGCATTTTCTACTTTTTTTGCTGTGCCCGTACTTTCTTAAACCGATTCTAAATGGTCAGATGTGAAACTTCTTACATAGCACTTGTTACATTTCTTATTATGTTTTCAATATTGTTCATAAAAACACCACTTTCAAGAATTATATTACTCTCAAAAGAGGTGTTTCCTGTATATTCTCTTTGTTTATTTCTGTCTAAAAATAGCGTTTTGAATACAAATTTTGATTAATCCACAAAATTCAGTTAGTGAATTAAATGGGAAGACCAAGAATCGTCTACCAATTAATCCACAATATTATTTGCGAAATCTTTCCATTTTGTCCAATTAGACATTTTCCAGACTGGCTTTGATCCTTCCGGAATTAATACTATTTTACACGATCCAGAATTTCGATAAAAAATAATTCCGGATCCATATCCATAGTTTGTATCTTTAGGCAGATCGCTCCCGGTATACCCAGCACCAGCTAAGTGAAACAGAATGTTCGTGCCTCCCGTAGCACTGTTTACTAATGTTTGTATGTCGGTCACATTTGATACCGAGATGGTCTTCGACTGCTTGCTATTTAATTCATTAAGTGCCCCTATAACCGTCTTATTTTGCGTCTCCAATTTTGCAAACACCTTGCTTGCGAGCTTGTCTAAAAAGTAGTCAGCTAAAGTAGACAATGTGACACGCTTATTTGCTTTTGGGGATTTATCCGCATCCAGTGTCATAACCTCGTCAGTATCAGTCGGGTTTGTATCTGTAGTGTAATCTGTCCATTTTGCCATAATTATTTCTCCTTTTTTAATAAATATTATTTCATTTGTTTTGTTGTGAATTTACAACTATTTTGCTTATTTTTCTCTTTCGTCTGTTAATGCATTTAACTGTTCGACCACCAAATTGTGATCATAGGAATCTTGTATTTCCCTTTTTTCTTTTACTTCGGACAAAACAGCACAAAGAACATACTGCATCAATCCGGCAGGCATATTGTTCTTTTCCATAATGTCGGACACCAATGAGCCGACCTCCTGTTTAGCAATGTCCATGAGCTGATATATTGGCATTTTATTCTTCATCTTCTTCACTCTCCTTTCTGATTGTTGAACTTCCGCTTTCACCCGTCAAGGTTTTGTGCGTTGGCTCAATCTGCTTTTTTTCTGTTTCACGTTCTTTTTCTTTTAACAATCTTTTCATTATTTCTCTGCTCCCCATGCCACTATAAGTCCATTTTTAACAGTTACTGCAGTCCAATAATACGTGCCGTTAACCATTTTATATACACAATGTCTTGTTCCAGAAAACGTGGAGTATCCACCGGCTGAAACTTCGCCGTCTAAATCGACATTCTTCAACGACCATTTGTGCATATCAACATCGCTATAGCAATTAATGTCTGTTCCGTTCGGAATGTAGATACTATTCAAAAGCCTTGCATTTCGAATGTTTGAGCCATCACAATCCAAATCGCAACCAAGGTATAATCTTCCGGCAGTGTAATGTGAAAATGATTTGTGTGCATATAACAATTTTACTGAATAGAGAGATTGATCACTATCTGCTGCTGCCCACGCCATATAAGACGCATCATTGTCTAAATCGAATACAAGTCCGGTACTGTTTGGATATCCTGACATTTCATTTTTGCCAACGGAGCCAATCGATGTACCTGAATTATATACAAAAAGTTTCCCATTATTTAAAGAAGCAACATCTGAACCGCTTTTTGATGTTATGGTTCCGTTTTTGACATCGATTCCATCGTTGTCCCATGTTCCTATCACTTTTCCAGAATTATCTATAATTTCAAGAGTTCCATGTTCGTTATTTTTCCCACCGAGAGTTAATTTACCACTTTTGATATATGTAGCATTAACATACAAGTCTCCGTTTTCTATATATATTCCTTGTGTTTTCCCGTTATTTGTCAGTCGGTTAAAGATATTTTCCTGTGTCAGTGCTTCGTCCAAGTCATCTACTGCGGAATCATCTGTATATTTAACAGCTTTCTCCCAATCCGTAGTTACAAATGTGCCAGAAGCTTTAGCAACTTTACACCGCATTAAATCTCCGTTTTTCCCCTGTGTCCAAAGGTCACCGACATCATAAGGCGGTGCCGGTGTGGTGACGAATACTCTACGCTTGCTGTCTGCCGTGTCCTGTGCATTGGACGCATCATTCATTGCCTTGTCTATTTGGCTGTCCTTTATGCGGAACCACTGCCATACACTGTCAATCTTAAGGAATCGGTATGTATAGCCTTTTGTTTTCCAAAAGAACAGGTCACCGTTATGTACGGTTTTTAATTCATCGGTTGTCCATGCGGATGCCGGAACGTTGCTAAGTGTCGGCTCGTAATCGTAGAAATAGGTGTCAATCTTGCCGTCAATCTGTGTCTGAATATCTTCTATCTTCGGGTCGTAGGTATTCTGAATGAAATCATTTACCGTGGAATCATCCGTATAGTTATCTTTCTTTCCCCAGTCCGAAGCATCAAAGTTTCCGCTTGCTCTTGCAGTCGTACACACCTTTATATCCGTACCTGTGAACCATGTATCACCGATATCATAAGGTGGCTTTGGCTGTATGACATAGATAGATGCTTTCCCGTCAATTTTATCAAATACTTCATCCGGGATAGAGGATTCAACCCAGTGTCCGCTCTGATAGATGTATTCTTTATTCCCTGTCTTGGTGTGCCACAAATCTCCCTCATGCATGGCTTTTTCTGATTCTGTGACAAGTAAGATTTCATTCCCGTTCACATCAAGAATCTTGTTTCCGTTCACGTCACACCATGCAGTTGTTTCTACTGCTGTCCAAGAAAGAGCCGGGTCTTCATCTTGATACCATGTTTCAATCTTTTGATCGATCTGTTCTTTGATTTTTTCAACATCTTCTGCATAAGTTATATTGATAAAATTCTCAACGGTTGTATCATCGGTATATTTAACAGCCTTAATCCAGTCACCTACGCTATACTTTTCGCCATCTTTCTTAGCTGTCACGCATCGTTTTAGGTCTGACGTATCATCACCAACCCACAAATCCCCAATGTCATAAGGCGGGAATGGCGTGGTGACAAATACACGCTTTTTGGTCATGGCAAGGTTATTTGCACTTATTGCATCAGCATCCGGCATTTCCTCCCATGCAGAGCCGTTCCATCTCTTTGTTTTCTGTTCATCCGGGTTATACCACAAATCTCCCTTGTGATTTGCTTTCAGTTCGTCAGTAGTCCATGCTCCGGACGGATTAACAGACTGGTTATATGTCTCAATCTTACCGTCAATCTGTGTCTGTAAGTCTTCTCCGAGTGCGTCAAGTTCTTTTTTAACTTCATTCGCCTTTGTGTCATCCGTGTATTTAGATGCCTTTTCCCAATCTGTTTCAGAAAATGTGGCAGATTCAGAACGTGCGGTCTTGCATCTCATGATATCCCCGTCACCGCCTTGAACCCAAAGGTCACCGATATCATAAGGTGGTGCCGGTTGTACAACAAATACTCTTCGTTTTCCGTCTGCGGTATCCTGTGCTTTTTCCGCTGCTGCTAATGCTTTTGTAATATCGGTATCCTGTATTAACTGCCATTTCCAAGTGCCGGTAGCATCTTCTTGCGTGAAGCGGTACGAATATCCTTTGGACTTCCAGTAGAACAAATCTCCCTCATGCTCTTTCCTGGTTGTCTCGGTTGTCCATTCGGATGCCGGGTAATTCTGCATGGTTGGCTCATAATCGTAAAACCAGTTTTCAATCTGCCCGTCCAGACGTGCCTGTATCTGTGCAATGATAGGGTCGTAGGTCGCTGTGATAAAATCATTCAAGCCAGAATCATCTGTGTATTTGTTACGCTTTTCCCAGTCGGAAGAGGTAAAATCTCCTGTCTCACGGCTTTTTACGCACGTCATAATATCAGATGTGGAACTGTCAAACCACAAATCACCGGCACTATATGGTGTGGATGGTGTGTTAATGAATATCTGTGCTTTTCCGTCAATTTCATCAAACACCGCATCCGGTACAGGCATTTTTACCCATTCTCCGGATTCTGAATACCGATACTCTTCATTCGTGGTTGTGTTCTTCCATAAATCACCGATATGAGATGCTTTGGTTTCCTCGAAGTAGAGATACATTTCATTCCCGTCTATGTCGAGAATTGCATTGCCATCCACATCACACCAAGGTATTTCTGTGATTCCACCCCAGTTAACCGCCGGGTCGGTAGGCTGATACCATGTTTCAATCTTGTTTGTAACTTGGTCTTTCAGATTATTGATGTCTTTTGTGTATACATTGTCAACAAACTTTTTGACAGCTATGTTTGCAATAGCTTCAAGTGTCTGCCCACCGATGGAAAGCGATTCTGCACGGATATCCACACGGCCTGTTTCAGTATCCGCATAAAACGTGATATTGCCATCTTTGTCCCTGATAGTTAATGCACCGGTATTGATATAATCCGCATTTATTCCGATGGCATACAATACTTTTGCTACTAAATCACCAGTGAGAAAGAAGCCGTAAGGATAGGTCTGCCCACCGTCTGTTGATACACCTACAGCATCGGATGTAATCTTGATGACGTTTTCGGATTCACTCATTGTCGGCTTGTCATGCAGATATGTGACATAAGAGCCGTCAGACTGTTTCACCTTACTGGTGTACATTCCTTTTGCATTGGCAAGAGTGGTCTGCAAATTCTCAATAGCGGATTCCATTTCCTTTCGATTTTTATTTGCTTCTGCCTGTGCTTTGTGATACATCTCGGCAGATTCACTGTAGTATGTACTGCTATTCGTTTCCGGATCCTTGATACCGCAAGACAGTTCAGATTCTCCCGGATACGAAAAATCATGTGTGGTTATCACTGTTTTGTACGCTTTGTCGTTTTGGTCTACGATAACAGCACAATCCATGATTTCTGCGGTCGGGTAAGGGAAAAATGTGCCTGAGAACGATGTCAGCGTCACACCGTTCAACACATCTCCGATTAATTCCAGTGCTTTTTCTTCTGCTCCAGTAATTAATGGATTGGTTATGGTCAATGCATAGTCATCCGTTCCGTTCAGATATTCTACGTCCTCATTGTTTACACGCTTTGTAGTTCGGATTCCAGTAATCGTTACCGGGTTCATCCCTACTGTCGGATAATCCGAATATTCGGATAAAACATGGTACCTTGCGCTTTGCGTTGACAATTCTGTGTAAAGAGTACCATCTGTAACGTCTTTGAGTGGCTCAAAATCGTAACTTTTAATGCTAAGTGAACCATTCTTAATGATTGCATTTCCGACCGCTATTTGAGCAATATATCCAATGATTTTACGAGCCGTTGTCTTTTCCGGCATGCTCTGAATTTGAAAATCTTCATTTTTAAAATGAGCATCTGCAGCTGTAATTCCAACGAACGCACAGACTTCTAATAACAGGTTTCTTGTAGTTGCCGGATAGGAAAGTTGAGAAGTAAATTCTTTATTGGCTTTATACATAGCATCATAAGCCGTGATTTCTATAACTTCTCCCGTTGCTACCGGAGAAGTGACATAAAATACGCCCTCATTTATTCTTTCCTGTGTACCATCTTCCAAGTCTGCTTCTGTGTATAATGTGATTTGTGAATAAAAGAAATCATAATCCGAAAATCTTCCGTCCTCATTGAATAAGGACAATGTGATAGTTTTGGACAGAGCGGAACCCAGCGGTAAATCATCACCGCCGGATTCCGAATATCCGTTGTCAGAAATGGAAAAATCATCCTCTGAATCTAATGTTATTTCAGTTCCGTCCGCAAACAAAACTTTTGCATAAGCATAGAACAGACCGCCTTTTTCTATAATGTTTTTGAGTTTATCACTTACGTTTTTCATCTTCTACCCCTAACTTATTAAGGTCAGCGACTATCTCTTTCGATAGCCGGAATTATTTATATAACCAGTGGATTAATACAGGTAACTTGGAAACTCAATTCGTTATACCTTTCTTCTCCCTCATTGAGCCGGATAACCGGAAGATTGAAGTTCGAAGCATAGAATTTTCCATTTTCCCACCTAGCTTTGTATGCATTGAAATGGAAAAAGTCAAATTCATCTTTATTTACGATTTGTGCCAGTATGCTAGATGCTTTTTTTGCACTGATATCCGTCCATTTCACATTGTATGATTCCACTGTGAACATGACTTTATTCTTCATTTTCCCCCTTGGGGTTCTCCCGGACTTTGCAGTAGAGGTTGTAGCAAGTTGTACTGTATATCCATCTTCGTCAACGTCCGGGGCGGTGTATGTTCCGAATCTTAAATGCTCCTGTGCCATATCGTCACCCCCTACGCCATCTCAAACGGATTCATACCCGTCTGTGACATTACTACTTTTCCCTCTTCTACCACTGCTTTATATATCTGCTTTCCTTTCAGATATACAGGGATTTCAATGCGCTGTTTCTGTCCACTGCCGGATTCTTCCCTTACGATCTGCCGGATTAAGCTTTCCGGTGCTTCGATGTTGTTTCCGTTCTTCTGGTCACCGAGTACCGCCATGAATTCTTTGTTTGGTGGAATTACCGCACCTTTTGCAAGATACGGGATATAGTTCGGACTCCAATAACCGATATTAAATCCAACAGAACTCCAACCTGTAAACTTCTGCAACCATTTTGGCAACCGAATATTCATGTGGTTCATAGCACTTGCAAATCCGTTCTGCATCCTCTGGAATCCACGTAACATAGCGTTCATAAAGCTGATGATTAGATTTACCGGACTTTTTATCACAGATGCCATTGCATTCCATATTCCGGCAAATATATTCTTAATTCCATTCCACGCTCTTCGCCAATTCCCAGACAAAACACCGTTTACAAAATTTACAATACCGTTAAATATCTGTTTTACCGAATCGAAAATATTTTTGATATTCTGCGCCCATCCGTTCATATAATCACCGATAATTCCAAATGCTTGCGTCCAGTCTGTCTTGAAAACACCTTTTACAAACTTTGAAATTGGTTTAAAAATGGAATCTCTGATAAAATTGAATATTCCATTTAATGCATCTCTAAGTCCGGTTGCCATCTGCTTTAATCCGTCAAATGCCTTGCCCCAGTCACCAGTAAACACTCCAAGTAGGAATGTAATTAATCCGCTCAGAATTTGCATTATGCCTGATACTACTTGCGCTATAGTACCAATCAAATCAAGTGCAGTATTGCCAATCCATTCCACTATAGGTGCGAGAATTGGAACAATGTTTTGGATAATCCAATCTATAAGTGGAACTAATACAACGTTCCATAACACACCTAATAAGTCGATGAGCTGTCCAAGTACATTTAAAACTTGATTAATAGCATCTCCAACTTGTCCATTCAATACATCATCAAATTTCTTCGCCCAGTTATCCAGTACAGGTGCGATGTATTCATCATAGGTTGTTAGCAATGTATCAACGATTTTCGTTAATCCATCCCCGATATCATTTATAAACGGGCTTACATGTTCGTCATATAACTTTGTAAGTCTATCCGCTACATTCTGCAAAAACGTTTCAATCGATTGTGCAACTTCTTCTATCGGTTTTAAAGTATCGTTAATAGCTTTAACCCAATTGTCTTTATTATCAATAATCGGCTTTGTTAGCGCTTCCAAGATATCTTTACCAGCTTTTGCTGCAAGTAAAGCAACTTCTCCAAAAGCCGTCATGAAAATGCCGATAATGTCACCAGTTAAATCCTGTGCCGTCTGTGTGCCAAATGTTTGCTGGAAAATATATGCAACTGATGTAGAAAAATCTCCGATAATGGTGTTTATATCTGTTCCAATGTCAAACATTTCTATCAACCATTTTTTAATTCTTCCGGTATTCTCTGCAAGATAACTTTCGATGCCACCTACAATATTCACTGCAATGGTAAGTCCAATCGAAGCAAACGAGCCTACCACTCTTCCCATGTTGTAAACAAATGACTTTGCAAATCTTTGCGCTGCTACCTGTACGTTTTCATCGGTAAAAATATCTTTCAAATGCTTTCCGATTGATGTTAAGTCGTTTTGCAACTCTTTTAACATTGGCTTATAATCACCAAGTCCATCCCAAAAGCCACTCATGAATATATCTCTAATCTTTTTTAGCTTGTCCAAGATATCGTCCATAAGGTTTGAGAAGCCATTGCTGATAGCCACTTCTTCAAACATTGGTGACGTTCCACTACCACCGCCGGTATTCGGCGTACTACTTGATGGGTTTTTAGAACCGGAATTGTTTTTATCCTGTTGTTCCGTGTATCGGTTTAAATCATCCAACGGTGAAAGATAGTCCTCTGTAGCGTCAGTTGCGTCCTCTGTAGCGTCTGCAACATCTTTTGTACTGTCTGCATCTTTCTTTGCACTGGATGCCGTCTTGTCTAAACTCTTCGCATAGTCTTTTTGCACTGCTATAGCTTTCGTATATGTTTTCTTACCGCTCAGGAAAGCAAAGAACATACTTACATAGCTTGCAGCTGTCGATATCATGTCGATAAATTTAGACAGTATCGGTGCCACTATGGAAAGTATCGGGGCAAATGCTGTTGCAAGTGAGTTTTGCAAACGCACCAAACTGCTCCACAACATAGACAAGCTGTTATTCGTATCACTTGAATACTGAGACAGGTTGTCGAATCCCCCTTTGATTCCGCTCATCACAGCCGAAAACGCACGGAAAGCAACACTCATAAGCAAGGACATTCCAAGCATACGGCCAAGGCTCATTCTTGCACCACCGGCAGATTTTGAAACACCTTTCATGGATTTTGATGCCCGATTTCCGGACGAACTCATTTTATCGTTCGCATCTGAAGCTTTAAGCGTTTTGGACTTATATTCGTCTACAGTTCCTTTTATAGATTTGTAAGACGTATTTAACCGATCATTGATATTTGCGAGCTTATCTTCTGCTACCGCAAGCTTTTCCATATCGGCTTTTGCTTCTTTGGTTCCTGTTCCTGTTCGGAATGCAGTGCCACTTGCTTCTAAGTCCTTTAATTCTCCCTCAGCATATTTGATAGTATTTGCCAGTTCATCAATGTCATATTGCTGTTTCTTGTAAGTATTGGAGTTCTTCTTCCCACCATTTGCAAGAAAACGTTCCTGTGCTTCTGTGAGCCGATTCATCTTTGCTGTTGCCTGGTCTATCTGTGCTTGTATTTCCCTGTATTCCTCTGTCGGAATCTTCTGGTTGCCATATTCGGCTACTTTTCTTTTTAATTCTTCTACTTTTTCGGATTGCCTAGCATATTCCCGGCTAAGTTTTGAGAACGAATCAATCTGTTTCTCTATTGACGCTTTGGTTTTGGCACTAACTCCATTCAGTTCATTCGCCATTTTTCTCAGTGATGATTCTATCTCTCTGCCACCGGCACTCATACCATCCGAGTTGATTTCGGTATCAATAATAATGCTACCGTCTGCCTGTGCCATAGCAATTCCTTTCTACCGTTAATTTTTTACGGTCAGCGAACATCTTCAATTGATGTCCGGTTATTTCTTCTTGAACCCGAAAAGTTCTCTTAATTCTTCCTTTTCGGCTTCGCTGCGTTCCTGTGTTTTGGTCTTTAGATCAACCATGTTTTTGTGTTCTTTATAATAATCTTCTTCCCACTTTTCCAGTTTTTTCCCTCTTCTTTTTTTGTCCCTTATGCCGATGATAGTGGAAAATGTGCTTTCTCCAATTTCCATGTATGCACCAAGGAATGTCCACCAATGCATATATTCTTCCGAACGCACATCTTTTCCTATAGTCTTGTTAATGGCCGGGATGACAACAGGAGCATCTTTTTCCCAATCCATCAACTGCGGTCTTGGCTTTTTGCTGTCTTCTTTGAATCCGCAATCTATGAATTCCCCGCCTTTTTTCATGGCTTCTTCGTAGTCTCTAGGGTTCATACTGTCGAAATCAATATACAGAATTTGCAGTAACGTAAGCGCACGCTCTTGATTCTTTTCTTCTTCCGTCATATCTGGTTCAAATATCTCCGGGTCGTTCATAGCAGAAAGAATATCCAATATCACACGAAAGTCTGTGCGTATCCGATATTCTTTGCCATTAACATCTAAGGAAGTGGGAAGTTTCCACGCATACATTAGTTATGGTACTTTGCCACATATTTGTTCATGCGACGTTGTACCTTTTTTGATCTGTGATGAAATTCTCTCTCAATTACTTTTGCAACTGCATTGAGAACATTTTCTACATACAGTTCCCCGTTTTCCAATGCCGAAAACGCCCCAAGAATCTTGAAAAAGGATTCTTCCGCATCTGCATTGATGAGATAGGATATTTTTTCCACAATCTCTTTCTCTGCTTTTGATACTCCGTCTTCACCATCCGGAATTTTGTAAGTGTTGAAAAATTCAATCACTTCATCCAGTCGGTTTACAATATTTGTATCTGATGGACGAAACTCAAACACACCAAGTTTTTTTCCTTTTTTGTTCTCGATAGTATAGGACTTTGAACCATCATCAATGATGATTTTGTTTTCATTGGATGGCTTAATCAATTTATTGCTCATAAGATGCACCTCTTTCGGAATTAATCAGCCAGTGAATTTACGCTTGCCGGTATCGTACCAGCCGTAAACTTCGGGTTTCCTGTTTTAAGTGATTCAGCTGTTACATAGCCTTTTGTTCTATCACCATCAAACGAAATGTTGAATGGGATATTTACTCCGGCTGTGTCACCGCCGTAGCTCTGAGGTTTTACGAGTACTTCCTGTACATAGGCAAGATGATTCGCTGCGCTTGTGTCTTCCACGATCACTTCAAGCATCAGCGTTTTGCAAGCATCACCTTTTAACTGGTCAAGTGCAATGTCTCTAATGTGTGGATATAATTTTGAATCCGGATCCGCATAGAACGGGTCTGCACTAATGGACGGCTCATACCCGTTGTCTGTTGTTTTTGTCTTGCCGAGAATCGTTTTCTTGGTTGATGTATCCGGGTTGAGTTCGACAGACATTTCTTCGATGTCTTCTCCGACAACTTCAAACTCTGCGGATTCTAAGACTTTTTTGAATGTGGTGTCTAAATAGTGCGCTAATGCTTCACGATTTAACTGTCCCATATTATCTTTCCTTTCTACCGTTATTTTTTTACGGTCAGCGAGCATTTCTTATTGATGCCCGGTTAATTAGTTCTTCTGAATATATTCCTGTATTTGAGAGACATACTAATCACCCAGTCTTGCACGTTGTTTTCATAGGTTTTGTCAAGATATGATGGTGTGATTCGTGTAATCTCTTCTATTTTTCGTTCCTCTGTAAGTGTTGGGTAAGATGTAAGCTTATGCTTTTCGCCATCAATCACGACTGTTTGTCGTTCCAACCATTTACCTACACTATCAAGAAATTCCTTGATATCCGCTTTCATATTCGGAGAATCACGGGATGTCCTGTACACGATATAAAATGGGTAATTGCAAAGCTGATTCACCTTACCTGTTATTGATTTTTTCTCCTGTGCAATCACCGCACCGGATACCGGATAGAATGCTATTCCATCATCTTCTTTTAGAGTGGAGAATTTAAACACTTCTCCGATTTCCAATCCCGGATACTGATTCAGCAAATCTTTAAGTGCATTTGTTACAATGTCATATCCGTCAACATCGTATTTCACTGTTTTTTTACTATCCACCGCCTGCACGTTTCTTCACTCCTTTTACCCATGTATCGCAAAAATCATCTTTAGCAGCATCAAACCAATGATCTGTTGCAAAAGGGTTTGGTTCCTTTGAGAACTGAATATCACGGTCTGTTACCACCTTTTTCGCCCCCGGTCTCGCCCACGGTGATCCTGTTTCCGGGTCTACCATAACTTTCCCAATGTACAGATATCTTACGTAAGGACCATATCCGGCATAAACTTTTCCACTACCTTTCAAGGCTTCATTCTGCGTATTGGTTGTATCAATCAGCATCCCGTCTCTTTGCGGAATATACTTTTTTGTGCCTGTCCATACCTGTTCATCTAACCAAAGCTGAGCATCTTGGAATTGCTTTTCGAATCGGTCAAGATTCACATTCACTTTGATGTCAGCTTCAACTATTGAAATATTCGGAAAATGGAACATTCTGCTACGCGACATTTACTTTCCCCCTATCTCAAAATGTGGGATAAGTGTGTATGTTCCGACATTGGTGATTAAGAATACATTGTCGTGATTTTTGTTCATATAATCATAAAAGCCACCGTCTCTCCGGCTCTGATAGTCTTCGTCTGCTATCATCTTTTCATCATGTTCGCCCTCAATGAAAAAGTCACCGCTTGCAAATGTGACGGTATGTCCAAGTGTATCGTTAATTTGTTTCGCCCATTTTTTAGGCTCAAGATACTTTTTGCCAGCTACTACTTTTTCATCGGATGTCATGCGATACAGGACATGGAGCGTTGCCGTGTCAGCCGTATCAAGTCCTGTTTTTTCAATGTTTGCGGATTTATCAACAATGAGTTGAACACCTTTAATTACGGTCGGATACCAAAATATTTCATCCTTTTGATTCACATATTTGTTGAATACAGTTATGGTTTTGTCATACATTGGTATCACCTCTCGTTAATAAAACTTCTTACCGCATTTTTCACACTTCCATATGTGCCTTGTTTCTTTTATCCCATTTCCGATATCTTCCAGATACGTTCCGGCATGGATTTTCTTTTTATGTTTGCAAAACAATTTATTGATGATTCTTAACACGCTTTCCTCACAATCCGGCATACAAAAGGCAAATTCCCTTGTCGTTGGTTGCTCCGGCAAGATACTCTGTAGCAACGTTTAACAGCAAAGCATTTTCCACTTTTTTATCCATAGATGCCTGAGCGTACACATTGCTACTTATATTACTTCCGGTAGCATAGGAAACGCTTTCATTTCCAGATGAAATAGAAGAGACGGCCTTATTAACGACCGTCCCATCTTCTTTCTGTATAGTTCCTATTGTATCCATAGAAGCTTTTTTAATCTGATCAATTTGATACATGGTATCAGCAACCGCACAGACAGCCTTTTGTACTTTCGTTTTAACTCGCTCATCATCTGGAAGTCCGTCTACAAGGCGGTCGAAAGTATATTGGTCTATGCGGTCACTGGCACGCTCTGCATACTTAAGGAAGTCACTTTCCGGCACAGTATCACCATAGAATTTGCTTTTGTAAAATTCATAATCTGTGTACGCCATAATGTTCCTCCTGCTACTTCTGATCTTCTTTTGCAGTAGATTTTCTGCCTTTGTTCCCGCCTTTGATCTCTTTATATTTATTTGGGTTATTCTCCATCAACTGAGCACTCATTTCATGCTCAGTTGATAAGGTTCTGCCCGTTTCCAAGTCTTCGAACTGTCTCATGCTTACTCACCTTTCTTGTTCTTGAAGATAAGGTCAGGCATTACAGATTTTGTTCCGTAATGGTAGAAGAGTTCAATGCCATATGCTTCTGAAAGAGGAATCTTCTCAGCACTGTATGGTGTGGATTTAACAGGCTGTGCGATTGCTCCATCCACCATCACGATCACATCAACGTCTGTCGGCATGTGTACGCATGAGAATGTTTTTACACCATGATAAGCGTAAAATTCTTCATCAGCCACGCCAACGCCCGGCACTGTAACTTTGTCCAGATATGTGCGGATTTTTCCGTAGAATTTCGGTGTACAGATCATGTTCATCATAGAACGTGGTACTCCGTCCACATACTCATTTTTAGTTGTTTCGCACTGCTGAATCATGGTTTCAGCCTGTTCCTCAATAGCTGTAATACCTGTCAGATCAACTTCTGTCGCATCTGTTCCGGCAACTTTGAAGAACTCTGTATCAAGTTCTGCGATCATTCTCAGTGCATGATTTGCCGTTCTTTTTGCGATCAGTCCTTCTACTCCAAGAAGGGATACGTCTTTCTGTTCGACTTCTTCTACGATTTCCTTATCCACATCAATCGGAATCGTAACCGGCTTTCCTTTTACTCCATCACCTTTAGCTGCACCTCTGGCTGTTCCATAATTCTTAGATGTCGCATTTGCGAATCTTTTTGCTTCTACGGTTCCGGCTGACGGATCACCGGAAAGTTCGGTATTCTTCATTTTTCCAGAAATAGTGTTCTTCTGGACGTTTTCGATGACCTTTCCGTACTCTTCTGCAAGAAGCATTTTTCCGGTTGGGTCAAGTAACATGTTTAATGATGTAATTCTTGTTGTTTCTGCCATTTTTGTTCTCCTATAATTCTTTAAGGTCAACGACTATCCTCTATTGATAGCCGGTTCACAGTATGGTTTTACCAAACAGTTCCAGGAACAAACGGCTCTGCTTTCTGTTCACTTCCACCTTTTTCTGTAGGTGTTGTGAATACCGGTGGTGTCTTACCATCCGTCACAAAAGCATCTTTCTGAGATTCTTTCAGCTCTTTCATGTAATCATCAAGACCAAGAATCTTTTCACCCTCACGTTTCAGACCCTTGTCTTTAATCATGTTGATGATTCCTGTTTTGGCAAAATCAGAACTGAATTTCTCGCCCGCAAGAGCCTTTGTCAGAGCATCATTGAAGTCTCTTTCTTCAATCTTCTGGTTGTACTCTTTTTCACTGGCATCAAGCTTGTTTTTCCATTCTTTTTCCGCATTCTCAGCTTTTGTCTTCCACTCATCACGTTCTCTTGTGATCGCATCGAAGTCTTTTCCCTCGAACCCGTCCAAAGTCTCTTTCGCTGTTTCATACTGTGTTTTAAAGTTGTCACGTTCCTGTGTCAGAGTTTCTACTTTTCGTGTCTGCTTATCATAGTCAGATACGCTTTTGTAATTCTCTTTCACTGCATCTTCGATTGTCTTTTTCTGCTCATCTGTAATTTCAAGACCAGCATCTTTGATAATCTGAATAATATTTTTCATGTTGCATATCCTCCTCAACGTCTCTTATTAACCGCTTCGTCTGCGGTAGGGATTCAGACAGATGAACCTCTGTCGGGGTAATCGGGACACACGGAATCGAACCGTGGACATAAGTCTTTTTTTAAAAGAGATGATTGTGACTTTTGTTCTACCATTGAACTATATCCCGTTAGTGGTTGGTGTAAGTGTTCCCTCTATACAGTTCCAACCACTGTTACGGCTATTTGACGGTCAATCTGCATATTGTTCCGTAACTAACTCTATACAGAAAAGGATAGCCGGATATGAATCCATGCACCATACTGTGCACTATCCTTTGCGGAATGAAAATTTATCATATTATATTTTTAGGAGGTAACATAAGATGACGGTTCCTTAAGTCCGCAAGCTTAAGGGAAAGCCTAACGGGCGTTTGACCGCCCTTTAATCAGCATTCCGCTATTAGGCTTTATTGAAAGGAGGTGTATCAAGCAAGAAAAGAAAATGTCCTATGTGATTCACCGTATATATCGTAACATTAATATATATAGTACTCCGTACCCATGTTTTTACATTTCCGCAAGCTTCTTGATTTGCCTTTGAATCTCTTTACGTTCTTCTGCAAAATCTGAATCCATCACCATAGATGAAAGCATGTCGTACACTTCTACCATAAGTTTCCCGACACTTTCCATCAGTTTGTCTCTGTGCGCTTGATCTCCGTTCTGTTGATACATCTCTTTCGCCATAATGTACTGATCGTATAGCGCATCAATGTTTTTGTCGTACTTTCCGTTACTGTATTTCTTGATAAGGTTTTCCGATGCATCCGCAATCATCCCTGGTACGCTTTCACATTCCAAGGATTTCATATTGCACAATGTAGATGTAATCATGTACATTGCCTGTAAGTTAGACATATTCAAGTCTTTCTTTGCAGATGCCTTTTCCCGTTCAAGCTGTTCTTCCAAAATCTTTTTGATCTCGCTCATTTATTACACCTCGATTCCTTTCATTTTCTTTTTGTATTTGTCGTGAATCTCCGATTGAATTTCTGTGATGTATACCATGTCGTATCCGGTAGATATGAGGTCGTTAATCATACATTCTACAGTTTTTAATTCTTCGCTTACATTTTCCACCAAACATTCCACGAACATAGCATCAGCCACATGACCGTTTTCTCTTAGCGTGTGTGCGTACTGTTCGTACACTTCCTTTGTTTCGGATTCCCAATTGTGGTACTCAACAAATCCATCTTCTACGGCTTTCTGCTTTGTGCTTTTCCCAACGCTTAAACGTTTGGCCGTTCGCCACGCATCCGGGATAACATTTACTTTTCCATCAAATTCATCATCAATAAGCTGATTGTGATGGCTTATAAAATATCGGCACACTTTCCTACGTTCCAAACTTTCCGCAATGTGCTGGTACTCATGCATCCGCTTAAAGCCTTTTAAGCCAAGGAAATCGAAGTAGTCCGCAAACTGTCCGTGCATCATGACCGCTCCGATAAACCGTTCATTGATTTCGGCAAAGATTTCTTTCGGAGTTTTGACATCTAGGTTGCTTTTAAAATCAATCATAGAAACTCACCCCTTTTCTATGAGAGCTTTTTGATGATGATATTCGCATCCTTAACCAATGTGTCAACTGTGCCAACGTTGCCAACCGATATAGTGACGCTACTTCCGGCCGGAATTGCAATCAATGTAGCTGCACCGACATTCTGATACACATTTGCCGTTGCTACTGTATAGTCCATTTCCGTACCAGAAACCGGTTCCCCGTTCTGTTTGATAGATAACGCTACCGCTCCTATTGCAGATGCCGTAACGTTTCCGTTAAACTCAACTTCGACCGCCATTGGCAGATTTCCACGGTTTGTGATTTCAAAAAGTCCACTGCCGTTGTCATGTGCAAGCCACCCTGTGTTACAAGCACATCTACGGCTTTTCACTCTTGTTTCCGTAAATAATACATTCTGATTTGTTGCTACTGTCTGAGCATTTTTAGCAATAGAATTTAACATATTTTTTCTCCTTTCTAAAAAAGAGAGCAAGCGCATGCCTACTCTCTTTGATGTTCGCAAGACTACTTTTTCGTAGATATGGATTCTTCCAACATGCTTATGATTTTGTTTTGGTTTTCAATTATTTTTAAAAAATACTTACTGTCTTGCTCATGCAAGTGTTTTTCGATGTCAGAATTGCTCGCCTGTGATAGATCACTGTTAAAATTCGCTATCTGTAAAGCAACTCCGTACACTGTCAGAAAGTCAAGTAGTGATATATCGTTCACTTACATCACATTCCCACTTGCACAGCAACCATTACCAAATGCGTTATACGCAAAGTATGGACTGCAAGACATATAAGCCGGTTTTGGTGTCGGTCTCACTGCATCAATAATGTTATTGGTCTGTGATACCTGTGAGATCTGCCAGTATGCTGTCTGCAAATCTCTGTCACGATCAGCAAGCTTATCTCTCAAGTTCTGAATCGTGTTATCCTGGATTAACTGGCGTGTAGCCTGTCCATCTGCCAAGATGCTTTCTTTAATATCACAGCAACACTGTGCCATCTGTGCCTGCATGTTCTGTGCCTGTAATGCTGCATCATATCTACTCTGTAAGATCTCTTTCTGTGTGTTGCAGCAACACTGAGCCTGCTGAGCCTGTAAGTTCTGCAAGCCAAGCTGTGTGGTATAGCGGTTCTCTAATACGTCTCTCTGTGTCTCGCAAGCTGTGTTGGACACATTCTGATTTGTGTTAAAGATATCTCTTTTCACGAATTCGTCAGAGACAAAAGCGTCATGTGCTCCGTTGTTGTTTCCCCATCCGTTACCGCAAAACAGGAAAGCAAGAATGATGATCCAGAACCATCCACCGTCACCCCACATGTTTCCATCGTTGTTTCTTGTGACTGCTGCTACATCGGCAGCACTAAGTGTGTTTAATCCCTCGTTCATGTTGGTTCTCCTTTTCTTTTATTTATCAAGACGTGTGCACTCCGTCCGGATATCACTTTATTTTATTGATAATGTCGTTTGGATTCATGCCATTTTGCTGGCACATCTCCATAAATACATCTTTCGGGTTTCTTCCTTGGCACATATCCATAGCCTTTTTTATGTTCGGGTTGCTCTGCGCCATATTCTGTAACATTGCTCCGGGATTTTGTGTATTTTGCATCATCCCCATCATTCTTTGAATCATTCCGAATGGACTGTTGCCACCCGGCATACCTCCCATCATTCCCATTAACGGATTACTCATGTGTCAGCTCCCCTTTCTGTTCTTCCGACTGAGGTCTCAATGTATCCAGTAATTTGTTGAATTCTTCTCTTGTCACGTACTTAGCGTCCATATTTTCCACTACAGGTTGTGGATTGTTCGCCTGTATTTCATGAAATTCAAAAGCTTTAAACGTAACACTTCCCACACCGTCAACAGATTTAACGTAGAAATACGGTGCATTGTTATCCATCATCCAAGCCGTTGTTCCAGGCTGTACAATCTGATTTCTTGCCCCGTCAATTCCGGCCACCTGTATCCAGTTTACATTCGGCTGTGGCTGTGCCTTGTATTGCTGTTGAGCCTGTGATAAGTTGTCTATCCGTTGTCGTAATGCCATCTGATCTTGCATATAAGCATCCTGTGGCATGTACGGTGTATATGACATATATGGATTCATACTCATACCTCCTGTAAATTAGCATTTATTGTTCTCTATGCTTTTATTTTACGCATAAAAAAGAGACCTTAACAGTTCGTTAAAGTCTCTAAAAAGTATCATTTAATATTTTGTGTTGTTCTGTTATCTCGTTGCTATGTTTATATAATGCACAAATATTACGCACATATTTATTGATTTAATTACGCACGCATGATATAATGTAGAAAAATAATGCGGAGGTGCAACAATGACGGAATATACAGAAAAACAGAAAGCAGCACGCCAAAAGGCTGTTAGAAATTACGAAAAAAACAACTATAGGCTTAATATAGTATTTCCAAAAGGAACAAAAGAAAGGATAGAAAAGCTAGGACTTGATAAAAGCAATAGCGCATTCATCCGGGACACTATCCTTTCAAAATTAGATGAGCTTGAAAAAATATTGAAATAACGCACATATAATTATTGACAATATTACGCACATATAATATAATAATACTTGTAAGGAGCACAGCTTACAAGTCACCAGTGAAAGCAAGGAGGAAAGAAAAATGAGAAAATATGATTTAGTAAAAAGAACGGCAGAAATTAAGTATAAAGATAGAAAAGAAATTGAAGAAGGATGCACGGCTTTTGACGATTCGCCGGAATATATAAAAAGATTCGATACACTGGAGGAAGCGAAAAAGGAACTTGCAAAACGTAAAACAGATGTTAGCAAATTTTCTTACCACGGAATGACATTCTACAAGGTTGAAGAGTATGTAATTGAAGAAAATGAATTTGAATATGACGAAGACGAAAACAAATTTGTGCAGACAGATTTTATTGACACATTAGAAAGCACAGAGATGAAAATTGAAGTCGTTGAAATACCTAGCTATGAAACAATAGCGATCTGCTCAAGCCTGGAAGAAGCGGAAGAAGCGGAAGACAATTACGAGGGTGAAAACGAAACACGCATAATGATTTAATAAAGCATTTTAGGCAGTCCTGCAGGACTGCCTAAAAAGTATCACTTATTTTTATAATCAATCCTGTTCACAGAATGTTTATCATTCTGTCGTATGACAGGTATTTGTCAGTTTCTTGTACACATCTTCATACAGCTCCTGTTTGTCCCCGTTATATGTGTACTCAGCATAAATACCATCTCCACTGATATCGGTTGAAGCAAGGCACTTATAATTCTGTAATGTCTTACAGCTCCACACGATAAATACATTGCTTAAATCAATCTCAACCTCCGGTTTATGCTCATGGTACCATTCAACGAGCTTCTTTTTTGCTACATTCTGAAAGTGATTCATTCCTGTGATAATCATAATTAATCCTCCACTAACTCAAATCTATACTTCTGCTTCGCATCCGGGTATTTCTTCCTGTCTACTTTGCTAACAAACATTCCGTAAGGTCTGCACCACACGCCATTAGAGCATTCGTAAACTACCTTGAACTGTCCAGGCATTTCGCTATCCTGTGCAATATACAGGACTTTCACTGTCTCGCCCTTGAAGTGCCTGTACACCTGTCCGGGTTCAACTCTTCTATTGCTCACTGTCGGCGGTTCGCTGTTGAAATACTTCTCGCATTCTGCCAAATCACAGTTCTCTTGCATAAGTGGATGCTTTTCATTCAACTTCTTAATCTCTGCTTTCTGTACGTTAATGTGCTGTCCTACAAGTGGAAATCCACAGCCATAAAGCATTTTTGCCTTAATGTGGTGCGGTTCAAGTCTGCCTGTCGGGTCTATGAGATATCCACTTATTTTAAAAATTTTAGGTATCATGTAATCACCTCTTTAATCCTATAATTGTGTAAAATTCTTTTTCGGATAAGGCACTTTTGGTTATAAGCCGAAGTGTATCATCGGAAACATTCCTAGCAATATACGCTTGGAACAAAATCCCTGAAACAATAACATTCCGGCATTCATCCGGCAATTTCATTGATTCATTTAACTTCATTTTCGGAACAGCAAACGACAGTGTATATGTACTTTCTGCCCCGGTTAATAACTTTTGATAGTCCATTTGCTCGGAAATAATTGTTTCCCCGGTAGAATAAAATTTAATATTCCACCCGATACGGTTTTTTAGATCAATCATTGCATCTGCCGTCATGTTCGGCGTTTCATCGACTACCGTTTCCTCTGCCGGATACATTTCCCAATCATCCGCAAGCATATCTTCTTGTGTTGGTGTCCAGTTTGGCTGAAAGCTTCCTTTTCTTGTGTAACTCATAATGCAGTCCGAGAATTGTTCATCTTCTGGTAGAATCGCAAGAAACGTTTTTGTTGTTAAACCTTTGTTTCTCCAAATAAAAATAAACTGTCTTTTCCCATTAAAAAAGTTTTCTTTCCATACATTACGTGTAACTTTCTTTCCTTTTTTCATGCATTTTATGGCTTCTCCGAAGTTCATGCCTATACCACCCTTTCGATCTTATCATTTACTCTTCTACTCAATCTCTTGACCGTAGACACACTCACATTCATTTCTTCCGCACAGTCCTCTAAAGGCATAGCTTTAGCACGGAGCCGGAACAGTTTTAATTCATCCAATGTAAAGTTGCATTCTAACTCAAAATAGTCAAGTTCTGGTCGTGTAAAAGAGTAAATTTTCATAATTCCTTTGGTTTCTTGTCCGTCATAGCGTTCACAAGCTCGTCCCGAGTTTTTTTTAAACCCTCAATGTTATTTCCTGTGATTTTGTTTTCGATCAAATTAAACATACTTCTCATTAATAGATTCATATCATCCCTCGTATTCCTTATGTTTTTATAATCGTTATCAAGTTTCTGATTAATCCCTGTGATAGATGTTTCAATGTTCGTTATTCGCTTTTCAATCTGCTCTATACGGTTGTCTTGTTTTTCTTTTGGTGCTTTCCATGATTTGTACCACCCGGAAAGCACCGCAACAGCACCACCGACAACAGATATAGCACCGCATATAGCAAGTATCTGTGTTATTAATTCCATGTGTTACGCTCCATAATTCAATCCGATTCCGGCTTGCCTGTATATCTCTTTTCGCATTCTCTCTTTCAATTCCTCTACATCAATAGTGATTGTCGTGTTTTCTGCGACCTTTACATTTCTGCAATCATGAGCCTTTAATACAGGTGATGCCATATCTTCAATAATCGGTGAGGTAAAAGGTGTAAGATACGCTTCTTTCTCCAACCGCTTATTCTTGCACCTGTCCTTAAACGGACACTCTCTGCACATTTTTGCCATTCTTGTCAATCCACTCATTTTACATCACCTTTCGCATTAAGATATCTTTGTGCTGCTTTTGCTGATTTCACAGCCTGTGACCTATCCCACTGTGCTACCCGTAGCCGTTCCGAATATTCTTTAAGGCCATTTTCTTTGCAGTAATCACGATACTGCTTATTCTGCCGTCTGAGTACCGCTGATTTGCGGTCATACATTTGTTGCAATTCGAATTTAAGCTTATCATCTCCGCTTGCATCTATAGCAGTCTGCAAATTCTGAATCTCTCTCTTGCTGTTGCGAATGCGTCTTTCCATAAGCCGTTGCTTTTTCGCACGCTCTTCTGCCTTGATATTGTCTTCGCTCGACAGGTTAATATCCGCATATGGATTGTTTTCACCGTCACCGGATCCGAAAGAGTGTCTGCAGTTCACGCCACACAAACCGGTCACCGTTCCGTAGCCTGTTGATGTTCGGAAGTCCGGGAACCTCTTGTCTTTGCCTGTCCTGGAATAGAATTTTCCTTGCCACCAAAAGTGGTTCGTTGGATTGTTACCGCCATTGCCAATTCGTGCACCCACATGTGCAGATACTAAGATGGTATCCCATTCCAATTCTTCCATTCGTTTTAATGCGATTGCTCCGGCGCACTGGCTTATACCTGTGCGGACAGTCATCATTGTGGCTGATTCAATGCTCATTTCTCTACCGGACGGATACGATACTTTAACGCCTTGCCGTATCATCCTTTCAACAGCATTTCTGACAGCTTGTGTGTATGATACGGCACCGCTTGATGCCATGAGGTAAGCTGTGTCAACCTCTTTCAAAAACAACTTCTGCGCTTCATCTGCCGTTGTTCGTGTAAGGTTTCTCCATTCCCCACACGTATCGTTATAATCTCTTTCCAGTATTCTTAGCAATGCCGGAGATTGCAATAAGGGCGTAGGTGATAGTCCTACCGCCCTATATATCGCATCGTCTCTCTCGATAGCTTTTATACCGGCTTCCTCGAATGCGCTTTTAAGCTCTCTCTCTTGTTTTTTTGTTTTGTCAGCAATCTCTTTTTGTATGTCTTCCAGTAAGTAGCCGGATTCCTGTAGCACTTGTATCTGCCACCTGTCCGTAGCCGTAAGTAGATAATCTTCCCCACGACCTATACGCACCATTATGCGATCAACGATCATGTCCATGATGTTCTTGTGCATGTCCGATGTTATCTTTTCCGCACACTCGGTCACATGGAATAGATATTCCGGCGTAAGCATTACTTATCCTTTCCATCTGGGATTATTAGTACCAAAAGCAAAAAAGTACAGATAACAATGATATTAATAGTACTTGTTGCCATCTTTATTCCCCCTCTACTTCAGGAATGCCCGCTACAGATGTAAGTAAGCTTGCCACTCCGGCTACGGCTGTTACTCCGACCGCATATTTCCAATCAATTTCATAGATTCCTTTTCCAACGATCACAAATCCAAGTGCGGTCTGCGCCATCGTCTTAACACATCTTATGCCTGTTGCTTTCAGCCATTTAACAGTGTTTACGTTTGGTTTTAATACGCAATTTTTAAACATAATATCACTCCTTTTTCTTAAGTTTACGAAAGAATAAGGTATGTGTTGTACCCTATTCCTCGCCAAACAATCCGCTGTCCGGCTTGTTCTGTTCCTGTGCTTCTTTTATCATTGCTTTCGCTTCACTTTCGGTCATGCTCTCAAATTTCACAAAATACATCCATGCCGGAACCTTGCCTTGTAAAACATAATTCCACCACCGTGCACGATCATCCTCTAAGTTGTATACAAGGTCTTCAAAATCGCATGCAGTTTGGTAATTAGTTGCCGGGATAGTTCCGTTTGCTGTGCCGACTGCATACAGAATATAGATGATTCTGTGCAGTACTCCATCATGGTTCTTTCCGTCCAAAATGTTTCGGAATGCCTGGATGGTATGCAGTGTACGCCTATCGTCAGATTCTACCTGTGTTGCTGTCTGTATGCCTTGATTCTGGTCGAAAGAGAAATATCCGTTTGAAAATCCGCATTTATATCCGATGATGGACAACAAGAAGTTAATACCGGCTACACGCTCAGTTACTAATAATGTTGGGGAGTGCTCTTTGATGCTATCTTCGTTCGTTCCCATTTCGATCCCTTGAATAAATCTTGGCAATTCAATAGAGTGATTATTTGCATATTCGATAGCTGTCTGTGGTACGTAAGTAATATGCCTACTATCTTCTGTTTCATCCCCCATCATGTTTAATGCAATGTCAAGCCATCTCAATTCCTCGATGCACTCCGAAAATGCTGGGACAGTCAGCGGAGATTCCTTGTCAATCGCATTTGCATAAGGATTACGCCAGTAGACAAACAGTGGATATTCTAACCCATGTACGTACACTTCCGGCTCAATGTCTTTCCACTCATCCACCCTGTCAAGCGTGATCTCTGTACCGATCATATCTTTGTTGTCTGATTTAAAAGCCTTACTGGATATATGGTATACACGTTCCAGTCCGACATCCTCAAATCTGTGATACTCTGCTTTTGTGTAGTATTTGTCGTTTTTCTTAAGGTAAGAGAAAAAGATAGCTGCTAACGCATCCCCGTTTGTGTTGGTGTCTGTAATTAAAAAGTAATCGGGATCCAAAAATTCCACATCATCACCATTGCTCTTGATCATCATTCCACAGGTCGCACAGCTTTCCTCTTGTTTCTCTTGTAATGTGTTCATTACGCTATCAAATCTCTTTTGCAGTTCATCATTCCCTGTAATCTGAATATCCGCATTGAACAGTGTGAGGTTTGCTATCTCACGGCAAATCACGTTTGAAAACCTTGTTGGCTTTATCCTTCCGGTACACCAATACGGAATACCAGATCGCATGTCTTTATACTTCGACAGGGCAGTATCCATGTCAGATGACCGCCCTGTTTCTATTCCGAATATTTTTTTTGCATCATTTACTTTAAACACTTTATCCCACACCGCCTTTATTTTGTCTATAATTCCCATCTGCTCACCTTTTCCTACGCACTATGTCCACGCCTCATGGATATTGGACTGGTAGCATACCTCAACGCATCAATCCAGTGGTCGTTACCGTCCGGGTAATCTGCTATCACTTCACCATTGCCGTCTCGCTCATGCTCATACTCTATAACCTCTTTGTACAGTCTTGGTGTCCGTCTTGGGTCAATCACTAATGTACGGCATTGTAACCACTCAAACGTATACTTTCGGCTACCCGGTGTCACGATTGCTTTACGTGCCGGAAGTCCGGCATCCCGGAAGTCAACAATACTCTCTTCTTCATCCACTCCACAATAAATAGCGCAATCATCATATCCCTTTTCTTTGATCTGTCGTGCCATCTCGCTGTTCCTTATTTTGCAACCGCCCAATTCGTCCAGTGCGTATACTTTCTGTTGGTTCGGAACATAAGCAACACGTAAAAACGCTTTCGGATCTGGGAACCATCCCCAGTCCTCGCCCTGGTAGATAGATTGCATCCTACTTATCTCTTCATCTGTAATCTCTCTAATCTCCAATAGCTCAAAGATATTTGTACCAAGTCCTACAGGGATTCCAAGATATTCATGTTCATAAGCTCTCGGGTTGGTTTTTTTCAGATACTCAGCATCATCGATGAATTGTTGCCCTAGCCATTCTACCGGAACAGATCTATAGTCACTCTTATGTCTTAAGCTGTCTGCTCTCGGCTCTGCTACATACTTATTCGCCCAGTTGCTGTTGCTGATTGGTGGATTGAACGATTTAAAAACAACGAATTTTTCGCCACCACGAAGAACAGACTGTTGTGTCATTCGTACCTCTTCCATTCCGGCAAATTCGTCCAATTCCTCAAACCATAGGTACTTAAAATATCCTTTGCTAATCTTTATGGATTTCGTCTTTTTCGCCTTATCCAATCCACGGAAGATTATCTTCTGTCCTGTTGGCTTGTACACATACTGCATAGGACTTAGGCTTGATGTCCATTCGTCCGATGCTCCAAGTGCATCTATTCCCCATGCGATTTGTTCAAATACCGATTCTCTTAGTGTATTCCCAACTTTTCGGAATACAACCGCATTTGAGTGTATGCCATTTACTGCGTCTTGCATCATTCCAAGTGGTATCTCTGTACCGACAAACGAAGATTTAGTCGAACCTCGGCCACCGGACAAATCATAATACGTATGTTTTCCATCTATGATGTCCCAATGTACGCCATAAAAAGCTGGAGCTATCACATCTGTAAGCTTAATCTCCCCCATCTGCGCCCTCCGGTTTCGGAATGTTATTTATGATCGTGATTCCACCGGTTTCTTTTTCTTCTCCATCGGCTTTCTCATACCAACGCATGAGTTCACGTCCGGCAGACAGGCGATCGGAAATAGTAGCGTCGAGGTCGAACTGGTCTTTTACTTCTCCACGCATAACGGAAGAGAAGAATCGAATCACTTCTTCAAGGTCGGCTGTCTTCTCGGTCTGGATCTCTTTCATTCGTTCAGCAATATAGGCTTTTGCTTTAACGTTTTTTAACAATCTCGAAGCTGCTGCTGCTGCTGTCGCATCATTTTTTACATTTCTATAGACTTCTTTATACGCCCTTGTCCCGTTCAAATCAGTCAGATATTCATCTGCAAATGCTTTCTGCTTCGGAGTGAGTTCTTTTCCTTTCTGCATCTACCCACCCTCTTCCACGTATTCATCTACTTTGCTAAAACACTTTCTTACCATATCTGTGCTAATCTCTATTACCTTTTTACTAACAGACCACTTTCTGTTCTTTCCTCTCTCTACTTTTGCAAGTATAACCGTTCCCTCTCTTGGTATCTCTGCCGGTGCAATATATATGTCTCCGTCTCTACATTCCCATGTTTTTTCAGATCTGCTATCTTCATTGTTGACACTAGTACATTTTTTAGTATTAGAATGGCATCTTAAAAACTGTACGTTCATGCTACTCACCACCCTTGCCTGTTCCACACAGTCTCTTTCTGAGGTTACTGTATCTGTCTGTAATGACATCCAGCGCAATGTTGAGTGCTTGTATTGTTCCGTTCTGTCTGTTGTGTTCTTCTACCAGTCTCTTATTCTTTGCAATAAGTTCCTGTACTTCGCACAGTGCCCGTTCTCCGACAGTCTTTGCGTCTTCTACCTCTTTTTGCAGATACTCATTCTTTTTTTTCAGCTTTTCATTCTTTGTAATCATGTCAATTAATTTCTTCTGCATTTCTTCCATATCACGTGAGTCTGGTTTGTTTAATTCTACTGGTATCTCTGTATAGTTTTCCATCATTCTTTCACCGCCCTCCATATATCATTTAAACAATTTACAATCTCTATCTGTGATGCTGTTCGGATAATTTCATAATCATAATATTTCCATTCCCCGTTTTTCTTTCGCTCTAACACTCTGGTAGATAGGATGTGCATGGTGATAAGTCTATTTTGCTCCACAGAATAAAACTGACTTGTCCCCATCTTAACAACTAATCCTTTTTGTAGTATTGCTTTCTGTAACTTCTTAGCAATGCTATTTAGATTTGCCATGCTATCTACCTCCAGAACTCATTTACCATGTCAAATATCATTCGTTGCTTATTCTCATAATTCATATTTTCTTTATACGCAAAAATAGCACCTCCCACGATAATTACATCTTACCGTCAGAAGTGCTATTTCATTGTCCCCATTATTTAGTTTTATTTCTATTTTGATACTTATATTTTACCACAAAATGCACATTTTTTCAATGTTTGGTTGCTTTATGTTTATTGACTTTTCTTCATATTTTTGATATTATAATTATCGGAAAGTAATGCTTGAGAATGATGTAAAAGTATGGTATGAATTAGGCATTAACTACCAAAAACAGCACTTGACGAATAGCCGTTCATCAGTGCTGTTTTTCTTTTTATATCTCTTTAAACCATCCAACCCTTGAATTTTCAAATACGCCATCAGAAAGTTGTCCGTCAAAATCTTCTTCGCATTCTTCTGCTGTGTCTCTTGTGATTCTGATTATCGAATATTTGTTTTTTGTCTAGTCTGCGAATTGTTCAAGAAATTCAATCACGTCCGCAACAGTTCCAAGTTCTACTTTTTCACTGTTCGGATTGTCTGAACAATAAAATCTGTCACCATCCTTCCAGAATGTAAAACTACTATCACTGTAAACAGTAAATGCTTTTTTCGTTAATTCGTTCGTACCTGTAAATTCATATTTTTTCATTTTCATCTTCTTTTCCTCCTTAAATTTATTTGTCCTCTTTAACTGTTTTTATTATATCATAGTGGTGTCCACTAGTCAATGGTTTTCATTTATTTTTCTTTCTTAATAGTTATCACTCCGTCTTTTTCTTCTAGGACAACACTTCTATCATCTTCCGTAACGCCCAGTGCCTTTATCATCCCTACCGGAATAGAAATGCGGTAATTCTTTGTATTCTTTCCAGATGTCCCCCCAGCTTTGTTTATCATTACGTTTCTGCTTACTTTCTCCATTATTTTTCTCCTTATTTATGCTATTGCTGATTTTGGGATCCATGCTTTCCATCCCTTATAACTTCCTACCACATCACCAGTCGAAAGGACAACTTCTACTGCCTTTTCGCTTTCTTTCAATACCTCAATAACTTTTACGACAACATATCCATTCTCTGATATAACCATTCCATTTTCATCTCTGCTATAGATATCAATATATGTGTTATATCTTTCAGCAGTGTTTTGTATTTTATCAATAACCCATTCTTTTACTTTTACATATCCTGTTGTCAT